AGATTTCGTTAAATGTAGATTATCACCATCTAATGGAAGAAGAAAAGGCATTTTTTAAATCAAGGCCAATGGAATATATTATAACACAAAACCAACTAGCGAGGAAAATCATAAAATCCACAGACATTGACAAAGAACACTCTTTTATGTGTAACTTTAAAAACCCTGTGCGAGAGTTTATGTTCTTTCTTCAACACGATGCATGGAAAAAACTAACCAATAGATCCAATATATATGAAGAACTTGATTATGCGAATATGAAAATCAATAATGTAGAACTGTTTACTGGCAACCACAATGACTTATCGTCACATCAATTCTTAAATAAATACAGGTCACCAAGTGATATAGTAGAGGAAAATTTGATATGGCACAGGTCCTCCAATTATTATAATCAGACGTTCATTCCACTCAATGACATTTTGTCATTTGAGGCAGTTCGCAATTTACCCGGACCAGGTGGTTCAGATAAGACTACATTGGGATGGTTCAAGACCTTCAAAGTTAAAAATGGTCTATTCTACGTTTATCCACTCTGTATAGATCCCAATACACATGAACCAACTGGACATCTCAATATGAGTCGTATATCACATCAGAAATTCACGTTTAAGTTTAAAAAACCGAACCCCAATTCTATATATTCGATATGGAATAACCTCTACGGGTCTACTCTAAGTATGTACGCAGTAAACTACAACGTGCTTGTGTTCAATGATGGGTTATGTGGCTTAAAATATTAATGTTCTAATATATTAATGGCAGGTAGGCTAGATGTTGTAACATACGGTGAAAACGATAAATATCTAACGCTAAATCCCGAAGGAACGTTATTCCATAAACAGGTTACCAAACGCCCAAATTTCTCGATTAACTATACAGATCTTAATCCCAAAAGAGAAACTATCGGTTTTGGTAAAACGGTTAAATTCACTATACCACAAAATATAGGTGATCTACTTAAATCCGTAACCTTAGTCATTAAAGCCAGTGATATCCCAGATGAATGGAATTTGTATTATCAGGATGGAGCTGGTGTAGCTGTAATCGAATACGCGGACCTGATCATAGGAGGCACTGTCATTGAAAGATTGGATTCCAGTTACATCACCATACATAAGACTTATTTCAATAATTCTAGACAACAGGGGGGTATTGAAAATCTTACAGGGATAGTGCCACCATCTACATTCTCTAGTTGGTACGGTTGTAGAAAGACATTTTCTACGAAGCATACACAAAAGAAGTTTGATTTTCAAGTCGATCTCCCATTTCACTTCTATAATTCGACCGAATTATCTCTACCGTTGTGTGCAATTACGAAACAAGAAGTTGAGGTTGAAATAAAGTTCAGAGATCTTAAAGATGTATTATTTTCCAAAACTTCGGATATTTACAGAGAAGAGTCGGTCAACTTCCCATTTCCTACCTATTATGACGGGAGTTGGATTCCTGATAAAAGTGTGATATTTCTGGAACTGATTAAAGGTTGGAATAGAACAAATTATTCTTATTTCAAGTATAATAAAGTTCCGTGGTATGACAATCCGGGCGCGAGTATGAAAAATGCTAAATTAGGAGAAAATGGTGTGAGTATCCATAGATATGCAAAAAAATATACAACCCGCGATTTCTATCCATACTCAGATACGTATGAAAAACCTTCATGGTCAATTTTCTCTTTTTTACAGACTAGTGGGGCTAAAACTTATGATGTATCACCATGGTACGATCAAATTAGGGGTAGTATTCCAGAACACTATACCTGCACAGACACGACTAAAACAGTCTTCCATTCATTTCCAGGATTACCAAATGGTTCTATAGCTATGCGCGTTAAGACGGGTGACAAGGAATTTTCTAAAAATGCCGCGTTAATAAATCCGTATATGAGCACACAGATACTAGAAATAATGGATACAGTTTATCCACAAATAACTACGTATGCATCATTTTCAATGGAAAAAACGGGTCCAAACATACTGAGAGATGTTTTCAACTATCAAGTGGAAGATGCTTATGGAAACGGGACTCCATTTACGGATATAGGTAAGGGAAATGAAAAAGCTTTACTAATTAATTGGAAGAATCATGGAATAATAGCCGGCTGTCTGGAACTTGGAGAAGTATTCGCCATAAAAGATGGTGCTCCCCAAGATAACACAAATTTTGATCCGTACACTATACCTTATTCACGGATAGTCCAAGCTGCTGAATTCCCAAGTTACGTAAACCAAGATAATCCTATTGACAGTAACCTTCCACTAGGTGGGGGATTCATTCGTGTATTTAGACATTTTACAGTCGGAGAAGGATATAACGACGTGTGGAGTCCTGATACAAATATAGATAGTGTAAGTTCGAGTGAAATTAAGAATCGATTAATTGAAATTGAAAACATCGAATCTGGGAAAGTTCTTCCCAGTGATGTCATAGCTGAAGGTATGCTTGAACTACATTGGCCTATGCACGCTTATGCGAGAGATACCTATCCATGGGGTGCTGGTCCGTTTGTGCCTAAATTTTTGAGTTCTATGAATGATGTGCTTCTTTCACCACCTTACTTTCAACCAGGTGGTCCTTCTAACATGTCAGCCAATCTATTATCACCTTCCTTAAGGGGATTTGGTAAAGTTACACGAATAACATCAGCGGGTAAGGCAATTGTAGCAACTTTGGGTTATCCCAATTGGCCTACTGATTTACGGATGTTCACATGGTTACCCCTCAATATGAATGGACAAGTTGTGGGAACGAATAGTAGTGCTCCCACGGTACCGGGTTATACAATCGGATCTCCATCCTTGAATGGTGCAAACCCAACTAGTTCTGGAACTAGATCCGATTACTTTGGAGGTCCATCGGGTACATTCCGCCTTGCCTGGCCAAATACACGAATTGACTTAACCGATCGCATAGATAGTAGTGCACCATTTTCCAGACGGATGTCTGACGTACAAATGAGTGATTACTGGGAAACAGATCAATATGGCTCCAATTTTTTAGGGGGGCGTACAGCACAGGAAGATAATGGGAGATTCGCTCTCTTTTGGGGACACGTAAGAAATCTTACAGTCGCGTATAGTTATATTCGTGATACAGAGTCTAAAACTTTACCCGGCGCTGTGCTAATATATGAATGGAATTTTCATAACTGGGCATACTATCGAGAATATAAACATGAGTGGGATAAAACATTTTCACTTGTACAGGCACTGAGCCCCCCAGATACTCCTACATACAATTTCAGTTTTGGACAGAAAATAGCCATAGCTAGAACCAGTCAAATGTTGATTGTATCCGAACCCAATTGGGTTCCGACAGAGAGATTAACTTTCAGTAAAACTGATAACGTAGACTGGAATGTTGGGCGTATCCATGTCTACAAAAAAACTGCTACATCGTCAATCGTAGATGTGTATAACATAACAGCTTCAGGGGGTAAATTTTACATAAATGGGGTTGAAAAACCTATCATTGAACTAATTGAAGGTGTAACATATACATTCAATAACCCTACATCGGGTGGATCAGTTCCCGCACACCCTTTTAAATTCTCGGAAACGAGTGACGGTACACATGGGGGTGGATCTGAATATGTATTTAATGGTTCAGTTTCCAATGTAGTGTATCCGTATAGTGGTGCACCAGAAGGTACTTTTAGGACAGTATTCACAGTACCCATTGGTCAAGCTGGTACTGTACTTCATTATTACTGTCAAATTCATCCCGGTATGGGTAATAGTATCAACATAGTTGCACCTGGTGGAAGATATCAATTACATCAAACTATATACCCAGAATTACCGAGTTTAGCCGATAGAACAGAACGTGCTAGGAAAATGAAGCACCCATTGTACACTTCTTGGAATGATCCTATACAAAAAAGATGGGAGTTCGGTAAATCCCTTGATCTCAGTGACGATGATAAAACTTTAATCGTGGGTGCAGATTCCAATACAACTTTGGGTCCAAATAAATCTCCAACGGATACAAATGGTGGGTGGGTGTCAATTTATCAACTCAACGATTCGGGTGATTTTGAATTTAAGTCAATCATATCACAAAAAGTCGACGAAGACGCGGACGCTTCCTTTGGTTCCGATAATATAGCCACGACTATCGATGGTAATGACATAGCCGTGTCGGCAAGTAACGCAGATTGGGAACCCTCATCCGAATTACCTTTTAAGGATACATCATTCGATCCATTAAACGTATTACCAAACGTGCAAGTTGATGAAAATTGTGGTAATGTTCAATTGTTTTCTAAAGATACGGTTACTCCCAAAAATTACAAAGACATAGATATTGAGATTGACACATGTAAACTAAAGTTAGAGTTAATACACCTCGACAAACTTGAACGAGATAGATTAAAAAATACCCCCATCACACAAATTATAACACAGTTACAAGTCAATAAATTTAACTGGAGGGAGTATCAAGGAATTAATTATGATAATGATTTTGTACAAGAATCGCAAAATAACCAATTCAAACTAAACTTCTGTAACCCAGTCAAAGAACTGTTTTTTATCGTACAGAAAAATAATAAACGCTCTCTCGAAATATTGAAAGACTCTAACACGAATACATCTGAACTATGTTTTTTTCAAGGTGTTATAGATTTTGATGGCTTTGTGAGAAATTATGGTAATAGAGAAACGAATAACGTATTTACATCAAGTAAATATCCACAACCAGTTATGGAGTCTATCAGAAATATATCATTAACGTTAGATGATGATGAAGTTATACCCATAAACGGTATAGGTGAATATCCATCACATTTTCTAAGGGCTATTCCATCCTCAAAGTATCATACACATACTGCACTCAATAGGCGTATATATTTGTGGAGTTTCGCCACCCAACCAGAGTCGTGTAAACCTTCTGGTCAATTAAATTTTTCAACAATCAAAAATCAAATCTTAACCCTAGAAGGATTTAAAACGGGTTGGACGCATCAACATGATCTATCTGTTTATGCTAAAAGTTATAACATTATGAAAATAGAAAATGGAACAGCTAGAATACTTTACCCATTGATTGCTAATAGACAAAGTGAAAATGTGGGAAATCTACGAGATTTTCCAAGGCCATTTGTTGATGAAGTATTTGATGGTAATCAATTTATAACACATGAACGATATCAACCATACTTTGATCCAGGTATTTCTCTTTCACCCAATTTCACATTTGATAGTAGTAATAACCTAAATATCAATGTAATTGGGTCGTATTCATTCGAATATTCGGTGGTTAATGAACATGGAAATAAAAATGATATAGGATTTACCCGAACGGTGAATGTTGTTGATACGATAGCTCCCGTCATATCCTTAAACTTTCCGAGCGCGAATCCAGTCAATTTAATATTTAATGATACAGTTTCACCAGTATATTTTCAACCATATGTGGAATATGGGGCTGCAGCAGACACTGGCGAAACTATTGTTACTACCTTCACAAGAACCCCAATTGGTGGGGGTACGACGGTACCAGTCGCTGCAGTAAATCCAACCGTAGAAGGTGTGTACACAGTTACATACACAGCTACGGATGCTGGTGGAAATATTGGGACTAATACACGGATTGTCAACGTCGCGAAAGATACTCTTGCTCCATTAATATCTCTTACCAACCCCAATCAAAATCCAATCAATCTAATATATAACGATACAGTTACACCCGTATATTCTCAGTCTTATATAGAATATGGTGCCACATCAGATGGTGGTGAAACAGTTGTCATAGATAGTAGTGCGGTAAATACAACTACAGCTGGTACATATATAGTTACATATACAGCAACGGATACCGCTGGTAATATAGGAACTACTACAAGAAGTGTCATAGTTACTCTAGACACCACGTCACCCCTTGTAACGCTAAATACTCCCAACTATAATAATGTAAATTTGATTTACAATAACCTGACTGGATATTCACAATCATATACGGAATATGGAGCTACATCTGATGAAGGTGAAACTATAGTCACAACTATTACTCGAACCCCAATAGGTGGAGGAGCGACTGTAAGTGTCAGTAGTGTAAACGTGACTTTTGAGGGTATTTATACAGTTACATATACAGCAACAGATACCAGTGGTAATATAGGAACTAACATACGAACGATCACAGTTACACAGGATATTATAGCACCTACTGTAACTTTAACGAATCCGAGTGAAAATCCAGTGAGATTAACATACAATAGTACGGTTACACCCACATATTCAGAACCATACGTGGAATATGGTGCCACGGCAGATGGTGGTGAAACAGTTGTTATAGATAGTAGCGCAGTGAATGTTACGAGTGAAGGAACCTATACAGTTACTTATACAGCAACAGATATAGCTGGTAATATAGGAACTGCATCACGAACCGTTATAGTCACTGAGGATGACATAGATCCAATCCTAACACTTACCAATCCATCTGCAAACCCAATTAATTTAATTTTCAATGACTCAGTTTCTCCAACCTATATACAACCGTACATAGAATATGGTGCTACGTCAGATGGTGGTGAGACAGTTAGTATAGATACTAGTGCAATTCAATCAACAACACCAGGAACTTACAATGTGGTGTATAGTGCAACAGATATTGCTGGTAACATAGGAACTGTCATACGACAGGTCATATATACAAGAGATACTAGTGCTCCGATTATATCCTTAAACAATCCTAGTTACAATCCAGTTGATTTGGTTTATAATTCAACAAATGGTTACTCGGAAACGTATACAGAGCATGGAGCTACATCAGATGGGGGTGAAACCGTGACACAGGTTGTGCGCCGAAATGGTACAGTTGTGAGCGCAGTAAATCCAACTCAAGCTGGTACATATGTAGTAACCTATTCCGCAACCGATTCGGCTGGAAATATAGGAACTAACATACGAACCATCGTTGTTACAAATGATACTGTTGCACCCGTTCTAAATTTACAAGGATCTAGTTATATTAAAGTGGTTCAAAATTATGGTGGGTCTTTGGGGATACCTAATCCACCAATTACGATTAATGCACCCGATCAAAGCTTATCATACAGTACAAATAGTACAGTCAATATGTCAACACCGGGTACTTACACGATTACATATTCTGTCACTGATAGAGCTCTGAATGTAGGAACAGTTTCTAGAACTGTTCAAGTATATAGTACTAGTGGAGCCACTGCCAGTTTTAGTTTAAATGGGGGTAACCAGTCATTGACCCAATGTGGTACGTATACAGATGGAGGGTATACAGGGGTTGTTGCAGATACTACAAATACCCCTGTATATAGTTCAGGTAATCTCAATACATCTGCTTCGGGTACATATACCGTCAGTTGGACAGCCACGAGTAAAGTTTTGGGTGGAAATTCACGTACTCGAAATAGAACTGTTACAGTTAATGCGATATCATTTTCACCTTCTCAAACCATAGAGGCGTATAGTTCTTTTGAACCCCTCGTAGATAGTCAGAATCCATGGAATAGTAACCTAACGTGGGTAGATTCTACATCAACCGTGTCTATTAATGGTAGAAATGTTACGAAAATTACACGTTCTTACAGACCTATATGTAATAATAACGCTTCACAACAAGTCGCGACTCGTGTTATACGGAACTATTTTAACAGTCTACTCGTTCAAAGAAGTTTCGGAAATGTAAGTGGTGGTGATGGGTACAATATTACTAATAATGTATCAGAGTGTACTATAATAGCACACACTACATTTACAAGTAGACAACAAAGCAATTATTCACGGGGGCTTATAGCTCGTTTGGGAAATTTGTACATCCGCTCAGACCCCACCAGCTATAGTTCAAGAATTAGAATTGGATACTCAGATAATTCTAGGAATTATTCTAGTACAGCAAATTTATCTGGAAGTTACATTAATCAAAAACTTATTTATTCCCTATCTGCAAATTTCACAGCGGGCAACCCATACGAATGGAAGGATCCAAGTTCCTCAGGGATTTATGTATGGGTAACAAATTCATGGGGTGGTGGTTTCAATCAGCGACGGGGCACTAGCTATACATTCTATTGGCGAAGAAATTACACTATAACAGCAAGATTGCGCATATATAGGTATAGTGGCAGCAGTACTTATAATATGAACACTCATAGAACAAACGGGGCTATTGGATCCGATGGTCAACCTGATCTTGAACTTATAGGTGGAGCGATTTTAAATTACACCTGGACCGAAGGTGGTAATAACACTACAACAACTTGGGATAGCTATCCAAGTGGTCAACTTCACCAGCCAGGAAATCACACATCCAAGCAAGCCGCTGCGTTACAACGACTTGGAACGAAAAAAATGCTCGGTAGTGGAGGTACGGTTACTTATTCAGCATTACAATATTATGCTGGCATCACCCCGACAAATATGAGTGCATGGTCGGCGAGTAACGGGTCGTGTGTATACATTTTAGATAGGAGTCATTATGGTTATCTATGAAAAGTATTAAAGCTATTATATATGTATAGAGTATGGGGAGTGAAATTGCAGAAATTTCATTGAAAGCTATTGGAAAGCAGGACACTCACCTACTTTCCAAAGACTTGAATAGTTCATTTTTTAAGAGTTCGTATAAACAGCACAGTCCATTTTATACGAAGCAGAGAGTCAAGACTATACAAAATACCGAAAATGAATCTAATTGGCCATGGGGTAAGAAAATCAAAGTTGAGTACAATCCTAAACACATGGGAGATTTACTATCGAATATGGCTATAACTATACCCTTACCATCATTTCCCAATGATCCACCTGGACCATTAGATAGATATGCACCAATGATTGGTTATCACCTCATCAAAAGCGTGACAATGTTCGTCGATGAAACTCTTGTTGAAAAAATAGACTCTGATTGGAACATCATATATCATAACATCTACCAGGATGCTGACGAAGAAAAGATGTCAGAACTCAATCTCAATCGTGGGTGGTCACATAACATATGGTCCAGTAACGCAGTCTTTCAAAATGTACACAAGAGGGTCATTCCGATGACACTTCCACTACGGTTCTTCTTCTCTAGACGATTTGATCCCGATGTTTCTGCGAAACCCTATTTTCCACTTTGTGCAATACACAAACAAAAAATAGAATTCGAATTTGAGTTTCATGAAAAGACGTTTTTTACACCCACAGAAAGTGATATAAAACTTGATTACTTCAATATCATAACGGATGAAATTAAGATAACAGATGATGAACGTTTATTTATGATAAAGGAACCACAAATGATAACAACTGAATTCGTTGGTATACATCCATCATATGAGAATAAAGTGGGTTCGTATGAAATTGTGGCAAACTTAGTCCCAGACATACCCGTAAAAACTTTTCATTGGTTTATACGAAATAGTGATTTTGAAAAGGTGTATAACCCCCTTGATACAGTGTTCGGGGATCCAGCGTTTTCAATGAGTAATGGAACTACGTACTCACAATATGCTAATTACACAAATCGATTTAATTTATCATCTGTTATTCCAGTAGGACAGTTAGTTGATGATATATATTCAGAATATGACAACGTGTCAGACATAGATATGTATATCAATGGTCAACAGGTAATTAGAACTATAGAAAACGGTCCTAAATATTTTAGATTTTACACCACTTCTAAAAATACATTATCTTTACCTAAACAACATCACATATACACATATACATTTGCTTTAAATCCAAAAGATCCCAATCCAACGGGATATTTTGATTTTAGTAAAACCCAATCAGATAAGACTTTTATTAAAGTTAATATAAAAGATAATATACTTTACGGACCAAGAAACGGTATATGGAATATGCATCTATATTACACCGGTTATAAAACTATGAAATTCCAAGATGGTTTCATGCGTTTTGTATAATTTAAACTTCCTCCTCATCATCTTCACATGCTTGGCAGGGTGCGTCAAACATGTGACAGGTGTGTTCACCATTTTCAACCATCTCACGAACATCGGGATCGTGCATGATATCGTCATCGTCATCGTCGGGTGGGTCCAGTACAACCTCTTCGTAATCTACCCGCGTCACCTTTTGGGACTCGAGTTCTTTGACACGCTGCCGAAGTCTCTTGATTTCTTCAATGAGTTCTTCGTTGGTAGGAGGCATTTCAACGAAAATTCCTGGAGGGAGTGGGTGACTTCGGGTAGAGCCCATGTTTTTTCTTGAAAAATATAAATTCTAGGCTTCACTTAGGTATGGAACACGTACGAAAGATCATGGAAATCATGGATGATGAGATGTTCCCAACGAAGAGAGAGTGGGTATATGTGAAAATTTGTAATGAGCTCAAACAGATACATATTCAATTACAGGAACTCGAGAGACTAAAAGTATTACACGCACCAGGTACAATTGACCCATCTGCACACGTGGAACCAAGATCTTCAGCTAGAGTGGACCCTTCAGCGCCACCTTATATGAACGTTACGAATCAGGAGAGTTGACTTCTCGGTCGGTCCACTCCTCGTGTAATTCCTGTAAAAATTCATTCAAACCTGGATACATAACCTCTTCATCAAGTTCCCTCCATTGTTGATGAAGTTGTTCTCGGTCTCGTTGGGCAGCTGTATCTGGATCGGACGGTAATGTTGGCTCATACACTGGTGGACCATCTCTTTCCGGATCATAATCTGTTTCCCAAAGTGGTTCATTTTGATTAAGAAGAAATGACGGAGGTTTGACTTTGTCTCTCAACTGCTTCATGGTGTCACAGATCTCAAGATAGTCCCCCTCCGGGATCCTATCAGCATTTTTGTCAACGAGTGCGATGAGTTTGTGGAAGAGATCCATCTTGAAATAAACATTACAATGCATCACTTAGGTTGGAAAAGGTTCTAGATCCTTTTTTTGCAATAGACTCAATTCTCTCAAATTCATCAAACAAGGGGTATATGTCATCCCCTGTGTACATCGCATGTCGCACACGACTTATGAAACTATTGAGTTTCGTGAAAATGTCAGTATTACGCGTTGTCTCTACGAAGGATAGTAACCGTTTACACTTCGTAAGGAGAACCTCTAAATTTACTTTTCGATTGTTAAGTCGATCTCGTTCCACCTCGATATATCGCGTTTCACCACAATCGTTTACCGTCTCGATGATATCTACATGTGTGGTTCTCTGAACAGGTTGCGGGGTAAAGAAGTCGGCGATCGAGTGTAGGAAATATTGCATTTTTTGGGTGCCGGTGGTGGTTCAGTTGGTGTAGTGCAGTAAAGCACTTCTTCCCAGATTTTACGTTGTACGTCCGGGCAAAGAGGAGCAGTCGCCTGACAAAAGGCGATTCGAAGCTTATCAGTAGCGAGTCCCGGAATACCGAGAGGTGCAGTGGAGTGTACGAAAAGATCGTTGATGGGTACGATGTACTTACTCATTTTGTTTTTCTGGATTATCATTCTCACTTAGGTGCTCTTCGCGCTCAATTGAAAGTTTCTCGAGTTCTACATCAAGCAAGAATCGGTACGGGGCATCCCATAGAGCAGTCTTGATCCAGTTATACGTATTCAATAGATAATGAGGTCCCATAGAAGCGAATGTCTGATAGACAGCCTGAATGTAAATCATTTGTTTGTATGAGCACCCATTTTTTTATATCCATTCATGAGCTTACAAAAATCTACCACGCTGTATAGAGCGAGTGACCCCGTGAGAATGATCGTGTTCCACGCGATCTGTGGAACCATAATATAATGTTTAGTGATAATAGAAATGGGGCTGGAAGACGTACCCAAAAAGGTTCAGTACGTCATTCTAGACTCTCGGTTTGTGAATGGTACGAACAACGTCTTTTCGTTAGATCTGACCCTAAAATCAAACACACACGTCGAGGACATGAGTCGAGTTATAGGGATTAAGATGGTTGATTTTTACATCACACAGGTTGGTGAAAATGATTCGAATCTCAATACGAATGTCGCCAAATTCGTAGATATCATATGCCCCGATATTCCCAAAGCTGCACAGATGTTGGACGAACGAAATGGACAAGTCCTGGCTCGTGTGCCACTCGAACGACATTTTGGTGGAAGTAATGGAATTCTTCTCCGTGACAAACAGTGGAAGAGTTTTAATCCACCGACGAGGTATTTCAATCCCATATCCATCAAGAAACTCAACTTCAAAATTTTCGAACAACAAGATGATGGGGATTACCTTTCACTTCAACCAGATGCACAATGGTCGATGGTTCTCGAAATCACGACGGTGAATGTCAAGGAGCAATCACCAAACAAGGATGTTCAAATTTTAGAGACGTTACACAAGTTGTTACAAAAACTCGACACGTTGAACCAAAATGTCCAGAAGTTGCCTGATAAGCCCCCAGACGAAAACCCTAAAAAGTATTCCTTTGGTCTTTTAGTGCTTATTTTGGTCTCATTATTAGGTGGGTTCATATGGTGGGTCAATAAATCTTCTGCGTAAAAAGTATGGGAGGTAAAAAGGGGCGCCGTGTCAAACTTTCACTCTCATCATCTTACGAAACTGATTATTACGCCGAGGAAATAGAGATGGAAGAAGAAGTACTTCCAGATGTTGTTCCTAAGAATGATAATCAGAGAGATTATAATCGAGTGCTCTATAGCATCAACAAACCCATGGTATTCGCAGTTGGACCCGCGGGGACAGGGAAGACAATGTTAGCGTGTTGCGCCGCCATACACGGGTACAATGACAAAACATACAAAAAGATCGTGATGACTCGCCCTGTCGTCTCAGTTGAAGAAGATATAGGATACCTCCCTGGAACACTCGAAGAGAAGATGGATCCATGGACAAGACCCATCATGGACATCTTCGCTGAATA